CCCTGGATCAATTCCGCATACTCGCACTACCCACCAAATAGTGAGCCTGCAGATTTAGGATCAGGAGACCCCCCCATAATGGCAGCCGCAGAAGCGCCACCAACAGTCTTGGTAGTTTTGTCAATAACATTGCCGGTATTCTTCTCGGCCCATTTATCAAACATAACACCATCTGTACCTGAAAGAATTTCTTCAGCAGTTTGTCCTGCCATGTTGCCGAAGAACTTACATTCATTAATAGTTCTAGATGCGCCTGTAGGTTCATAAGTCCCAGTCGTTGCATTCTTAGCAGTCTTGTCTTCAGTAACTTGATGAACAGCTACTTTAACAGGCTTACCTTGTAGACCCATCAACACTGGACGTTCCGTAGGAGCTTCTTTCTTCTGCTCTGGATTGTAAATGTTGATAGTTTTCTTTTCAGCTGTAGCCATACATTTAGCTAAGCTGTCACCGGTAGCAGCTACACACAAAGAATTAGCGACTGAATATCCAGGAAGTGGATAGTCCTTTTTATCTTTTGTATAGTAGGTTTTATTGCCTTTGGCTTTACCAGATTTAATCCAGAAAGACTCTTTTAATTCTTTACCTGCAGAGTTTTCCAAGATTACATTGAAGCTTACCGCTTCAGATGCGGATTGGTTCATATACACCATCTTTACAACAGCGTCGTATACACCCGACTCCCAAGCGTAACCACCACCGACACGTTCGATAGTAGTTGTTTGTACATTAGCGGGTAATTCCCATTCACTCATAATTAGATCCTCATGTTGTTAATTTATAAAATAGCGATATTGCTGATTCGTGTCTATTAGCTAGACGGCGTACTAGTAGGGTACACTTCAATAGTTGCGCAAGCAGCCTTAGCTCTTGCTGTGTATTCATCTAGTACTTTTGCGAATTCTTTTAAAGACATTCCTGGTTTCATTTTTAGAGATTCTGCTACTAACTCATGTGATAAACATAAGCCTAATTCTGTAGCAGCAAATACTAAGTTTTCTGACAGTATAGTTTTGGCCTCTTTCATTTAAAAGTGACTCCTATTATTTGTACCTTGGCTTCATTGAATAGTTCTAATGCTTCATCTGCATTATGCCTAGCCATATCATCATCAGAGTGTTCAAACACAATATGTCTGATACCCGCTTGAATGATAATGCCAGCACAGTCAGCGCAAGGTGGGTGAGTAATGGCTAAGTACATACCGCCTGTACTTTTGCCTTGGTAAGCTGCATCTACAATAGCGTTAGCTTCTGCATGTACAACTCTAGGATATTTACGAGATTTATCTGCGTACAGCTCAGGGTCATCTACGGTACCTCTAGGAAATCCATTGTAGCCAGTTGTAACTATGGAGTTTCTAACAGGATGATAGATCACTGCACCAACTTTAGTAGATGGGTCTTTAGAATAGGAAGCCCATCGTTTAGCTTCTCCAATCATACGGCCTTCCCACTTATGTGCTTTACGCATAAAGCTCCTTTAGTTAAGTTTGGATTCTTTGGTACTAAGATAGTAATGGAGTAAAGGGCAGAGGGAGATCATAATCCTAAGACTCAGAGTTAAGACACGACTACCTCAGCTCCAAAGAATAAAATGCCTCCCTCTCAAAGGAAAGGGAGGACTAGTGATTTTATAACACTTCAGTTAAGTTAGGCCCTGCTATAAGGAGGTAGTGCCCCATAAGTAAGGCGATAGCAGTCCTACCCTGCAGCAGATAAGTTTACCGTGGCTCTAATACTGCGGTACCACCACGGTATTCTAACATCAAATATAGAACTTGTGTAAGCGGTCCAATACGTTCTGAAGGTTATTATCAATAAAGGTTTCTTCCATAGCCCACATACCAATAGGGCTGCGGATTCTTTCATTAACAGTCTCTTTAGTAAGTCGAGTCTGAAATACGTATTTAAACCCCATAGCTTCTTCTTCTGGAGTAATAGTAAACAGAGGAGACTTAGCAATTTTATCTGTTAACTTAGATAAAGCGACTTTCTTTGTTGAGATCACAGTAGTGAAAAAGCTTTCAATACCTTGATTCATCAAAGAGCCCTTAACCTTAACCATGGTCTCGGATATCAATTCAGTTTCATTCATGATATCTGAGGTATGGGCTAGGAAGACTACGTTTTTGGTAGATTTAGCTACCACTTGAGACATAAGTACTTTCATATATTGAGCGTAATGGCTCCATGCTTTCATGGTGTCTGCAGAATTCAGTACTTTAGTACTCTCATACAAGTCCATAAGATACGTTAAAGTATCTAGGACGATAGTGTGCACTTCTGGCATTTTCTCTGACTCAGTGAACGCCTGATAGACCATAGTAGGATCTGTGATAGTGAGACATTTAAATGTATTCTTGAATGGTAACTTTTTACCATTCTCACAATTTAAATACATAATCCCTTCTGGCTTATCCATAGCCATCAAGCTAGCACTTTTCCCAGTAGCGCTTTTACCGGATACTAATATTAGATGATCATTAACTTGTACTGTCATTGCAGATCTTCCTCTTTATAATGTTCTATTAATGTATCCAGATTCTCTGGTCTAACTGCAAACATTAACGCGATAGTTATCATTTCCTCTCTATCTAATGAACATAGAGCAGGGAGGTTTTCGAATAGCTGGTCAATGTAGCTTTGATTATCATTTAGATTTATCATGTCCATTACAACTCCTTAGTAATTAGGTTGCCGGTCTATTCCCGGCTGTCACCCTTTTGGGTACTTGCCAGTCCATAAAATGGAGGTCAAAGGTCAAGTAGTACTATCCAAACAGGCCCTTCATATCAGGCAGTGAGAGATCACAGCGCTTCTTAATTTCTGGCTTGATTGGTACAGGTGTTTGAGTAGTAGACTTAAATGCTTTTACAAGTGTGTCTTCTTCTCTTGTAATAAGTTTATCTACTAGTGCTTCTAATTCAGCAATTCTTTCTGCGTCAGTCTTAACAGGTTCACAGTAAAGTTTCCCCCATGCTCTAGCACGAAGACCTGTTACCATGGATAACGTAATTTTTGCAGCAGGATGTTCAGCTACAGCCATATGTAAAATCTTATTATCATTACAATCACCGGGAATATACGTAACAGTACCATCTGGACGCGTAACTAAATGCTTTTCCATTAGTGAATATAAATAACGTTTCCCTTGTGCTTTTATTACTTTATCTATCTTAGTTACAGACATATTAGTTTCCTCGTTTTTGTACTTCCTTACTTATTGATGTAATAGTGCTCTTTCTGAATTGATCTTCAGGCAGTGGCACATCTAATGAATTATTGAATGCTTCCATCTTTTCTATGATTTCTCCTAATGGTAAACCAGCATCAACTAATACCATTCCATACCTGTAAAGGTGTGTAGCTCTATTTCCTTTCGACGTGTGATTTCTAAACCAACGCTCGATATTACCCACGCCAGTAGCTGTTAGCTGAGCCTTAGTGTCATCAGATCTTTTAGTTTCTGGAATAAACATAGTGGCATCAATAATACTTCCAGTATTATATTCATAGTGCCCTGGATGAGCTGCCCACTTCCTAGCTATATCCTTAGCCGCTTCGTCTACAGGAAATGGAAGCCATTCAAATACATTAGTCATGAATTTAGAATATTCCTGTGGAGTCAATTTAAGCTTATGGGAAATCGGTAGGATTAGCCTGAATCTATTTAACTGATCAGTATGCCGTTTAGTAGTGGAGATCATAAACGTATAATCTTCCAGCAATACTTTAGCTGTAGCTATACTAATATCACCATCACAATCTAAGACAAGTAGATCGAAACCAGTGATAACATTATCAGACTTACGGTGTCCATTAACAAAACCGTGCGCAGTATAATGATACCCTTCGGCAGTAGTGAGTTTATGGAGTTGATCAAATGGAGGATGTTCGGTTTGATAATGATATGCTATATCTGTACTAACACCGACGGTCAATTTATTTAGATCAGTCTCTATAAGAGTCTCTCCTGTGAAAAACTCAATATCATCCATCATGCGTTTTCTAATAATAATATTGTGTTTGTAACCAAAGGACATAGCCAGAGTCATTAGTTCCTTACGCTGTGCCTCTGAGCCTTTGTAGAAGGGTAGTTCTTCAAGCAGTTCATGCTGAGTAACCTCTTTATCACAGTCCGCAAGATAGTGAGCTAACCGTTCATACGGGCCCTGCTTACGCATAAGGGTATGAAAGGCTTCTCCAGAATCTTCAACTACGCTAATAGCATAGTCTAGATGTAACTGAGTGATCTCCATCGAGTTGTCTGCAAATGCATACGCTCCAGCCAGCTTGAGAGCCTTATAGTAACGATGCATCATCTCAGCTTTATGAACAGCCATATGATCTTTAAACTCATCAGCTGCCTCTTCACAGCGGATCTGATACTCAATCAAATAGATGGAGTTCTCTCTGGACATCTGTAGAATAGGATTGAAAGGTCTAGTAGCAAAGCTAGCAAATACCTGCTGAATATTATGTATTTCTGTAGTTAGACCGGTATCCACCATCTGTGCATAGCGTTCTTTAGCAGTAGCGCCTTTAGTCCTATGGTTATCTATCGTATATCCAAATAGTAATCTACGAGCATAACCAGTTTCTAGAAAGGTCTTAAACTCTTCCTCAGTTTTTCCACCATCTAATAACTTAGTAGGTGTACCAAACATCATAAGATTAGTAGGAGTAGCGCCAGTCAGCTCTTCAGATCTAATATTCTCCGCCGTATTCTTAATAAGCTTTTGCTTAACTAAGCCAACGTCGTATAACTCAAGGAATGTATTTAGTACATCTACATTCGCTGCCATATTAGATCCAATCTCATCTAGTTCTAAATTCATAGAACCTGCTGAGGCTAGTAGTAACTTTTCACGCATCTGTTTAACAGCCGGTGAAGTCCCACTATCGAAGCTAAAAGCTAGTTCTCCTAGGCGAGCAAATTGCTGGTTGAATTTATCTTTCTGGATAACTACTTCTTCAGGAAATGAGAGTAATGATTGGCCAGTCGAACATCTTGAAGTGGCTTTCTCTTGAGCTAGGTTTTCAATATTCTCCTCAGCTTTACGAGGGAATACAGTATTCAGGAATTCCTTCTTAAAGAAGGCTACGAACTCCCTCTCCATAATATTAGTAGAGTGCCCTTTACCTGTGCCTGATACCATCAAGTTAATTACATATGTATTAACAGGGACTACATCTCTGTCATTAGTCTGTATATTGCATCGCATCATAGAGGCTACTTTAGATAAGTAATATCCCACTAGAATACGAAAGAAATGCCGATTATCATTGTTAACTTTCTTAACTAGAATATCGACAATCTGTTCCGAGAACGGATGGTATAATTTCATATTAGTCCATATTTTTAATAGTTAATGAGATAGCACCGTCCAAGGGTACGAGATCTATAATGGCATCTCCGCTATAGGTACCTATGTTGGAAATCCATACAGGAGTATTTGGTTTAATAAATTGCTCTTCACCTTCAGCTCCCATGAATGGCATAGCCATAGCGTCATCACATACCTGTATAAATTCAACGACAGTAATTAATTCAGTAGAAGGTTCGAATGCCATATCTGAATAGTAGCCGTGATACATATGCGGCATACCAGGAGAATCTCCGTTACTCGTAACTACGTATAGTCCTGTCCTTTCTCTAGAGAGTGCTTTAATTAGACTACCTAAATTCATTTGATGAGCTGCATGTTGCGGGGCTCTTGTAGATTTACTTAGTTCTTTTAATATTCTTTCTGCTTTTGCTTTTAGTTGCTGTGCGGACATAGTTTTCTCCCAAAGTAAATAAAGATAATAGAGGTCGTGTTCAGAGCTTTGGAAGTTCTCTTGCTTGCCTTGCGGTGTAAGCCAACCTCTACTATCTAATTATTATTTAGTCAGATGTTCTATTATGAGCGACTTTAACCCACGTGGTTTATAGGTTTGTGCAAGCCAAATTAACTCATCTGTAGATAGGCGAGTTAGTTGTGCTTTCTTGAATGGAATGTTTACATATCTTTTGAGTGCACCAACTAATATAAAGTTGTCACTCATAGATTTAGTCTTCCATCTGCTAGCATAGTCTCTGCTTGGTTACAGATAGCTACAACTGGGCAGTACCTGCATGCTTTCACTTCGCCGGGTACAGTTACAATCGTACCAACATCACCATCATTAGCTTTGCGAATTAGTGCTTCATCCATAGTGTCGAAGTTTTTAGTAGATCTAGTTAAGGCATTAGGATTCTTATAGTATTTATGTACAGTCCTAGAAGCCCAGAGCTCTTCATCAGTACATTCTGGTAGCACTTCTTGTGGAGAATCAGCTAGAGCTTGATAAGCTTCTAACTTATTCATGATCCATTGTTCCGTTGCATCATTACCCCAGAGAGGATACTTCTTTGTAAGTACCCGTTGCTGTGGATACTGTTTAGGATCTTGCCTAGCTTTAGAAGCTGACCAATCTGTGAATATATAATTAATATTAATATAATCACTAGTGATCTTTTCTGGATTTAACCATTTATAAATACTGCCTTGCTTAGTGTAACTATCAGCGTTGCTGTCATAGATATAAGTCCAGACACTGGTAGATTTATAATCATTAAGTGTTCCGTCTAGAACTAGATCATATTTACCAGTGACGTAGAAATCGAGTATCTTTTTCTCAGCTCTCTGTTCTACATAGACTGGGATTTGCCCAGGCTTCAGAGATGTAGGATTAATCACAATACTATCTACAGCTGCTTCAGATGCCCCTAGTACTTTGAGTGCTTGAGCAACATTAGCAAGGTCTGTCCATGCTGCTTCACAACTATCATGGATAGCTGTACCCATTCTAGAGGCTACTAGATCTGAAATATCTACTGTCTTAAGTAGTTCTTTATTTTGTTGGGATAGAACTAGCTGACGGAGAGGACGAAGCAATCCAGTAGCACTTACCGAATTAGGTCTATCGTCGTGATCGTAAGAATCCATCATTAGGAATACTGCTAATGCGAGAGATACGTCATGTTTATTTGTGTACTGTAGAGCCATTTAGTAACCTTTCAGTTTTAAGGATTTTAAGATGTTCTTCGTAATCGCCATCTGGTCTATATGTTAATTTTATTAGAGGAGTAGCTTTGATTACATCGTCTCTTATATGTTTACTAGGTATTTCTCCAGGAAAACAGCATTCGTCAAATGGTACTTCATACCATCTAGGTAACCATTTAGCCTCTATTTCTTCAGTTCCTATACATACATAGTTTTTAGGAGATTGATAATTACGTTCAGGTTCCCAATCATCGGGTAATGAATTTTTAATATAGCTCATGAGTTTATATATACGTTAGTAGTGGCTCGAGTTAGCGCTACATACATAAGTCGTGCTCGGATATGAGCGTCTCTGCATTTATTTATATTAGTTAGATCAATAAATATTGCTGGAAACGTTCCACCTTGAGCTTTGTGAGTTGTACCTGCAAATGGTGGACGTAGATCTGCTATGAGTTGTTTAACTCTATAGAAATCTGTCCAACCATTTCGAGACTTATTAGTAACAGCAATATCCTTCAGTACTTTTAAAGCTTTATCTTTTATTCCTTTATTTTTAGGAACAAATACTGTTTTAATCTTCGTCTTAGTAGCAGTGCTATAATCACCCATTACAGTTACTTTATAACCAATCATATCTTCTATTTTAGCTTCTATGTAAGAGGTAACACGTACTACTTCATTACTAGTTAACACGGTCGTCATGCCCTGTAGCACACTGCTATTAGACACTAATCGCTCACCTACATAGAAGGGTTGAATCGTATCTTCAAGAAAATACGCAGCCTTCCGGATCATATTATTGTAGTTAATTGCAGACTCATTGGTGTAGGTACAAAGTGGAATATCCACCTCATCCCCGGCATCGTAGTTTACATACTTTTGGACGAATTGTGTAACGAAATTTGTATGTGGAAGTACGTGAATTCCTTCTCCTTTAGTGTTAATCGATGTAATGATGTCTGGTGCTGTCTTCCTAATACCTTCAATATATTCTCTGAATTCATTAGCTTTATCAAGAATCGGATTACCTATAGATTGCCGATGGGAAGTACTAAGTGTAAATGTTGTTAAAGAACCATCAAATATACTGCATATATCGGATATGGGAGGAAGCTGAAATGGATCTCCTACGAATAAGATCTTTAGAGCTTTCTTTTTAATAATATCGACAACAGCCGTTAGAAAACTATTAGATAGCATAGACGCTTCGTCAATAACTAGAATAGTTCCATTTGGAATTGAGCATACGCCAGTACTTTTAAGAATTTCATTTCCGTACTTAGTAATACTTGGTCTTAACTTAAACATAGCATGTACAGTCAATACCCTTTTTCCAGTGATATCACTAAGAACGGTTGCAGCTCTATTAGTTGTAGCGCATAGGGATACTTTAGATAATGGAGATTTATTATAAATCTGATTAAGTACTTCAGTTACTACGGTAGTTTTACCAGTACCAGCTGGTCCCGTAAGCACAGCTAACGCATGACTACCGATATTAGAATCAAGTAACGTATCGCAAATACCGTTTACAGCATCAAGTTGATCCTGTGAGAATTGGAAGGACATCAGTTATTTCCTTAATAGTTGCATTGTTATGTAAATTAGTTAATTTATCCCAGGATCTGCCTATCTCTAGAGAGGCTTCCATGGGCACATCTGTTGATCTAATCAGATCATCATCGTTCCAGCACATCTCTTCAATAAGTGTATCGTTGAGGAATTTAATACATTCAGGACTATCCTCTACCAGAAAATAGCCTGCATCATGGATCATATTAATTGGGAGAATACGAATACCGTAGCCGGCATCCTCAATGCGTTTATTAGTGGCTATCATAGCTCTGTTAAGGAGCATGCCCCACGATTGAGTTATGGCGTTATTGGCACTACGTGCTTCACCTTCTGCTTCATAGGGTGTTCTAGAGTTACCTAGCACACACTGAGAGATAATCGGAGTTCGTAGCTTGAGACCAAAGGCACATTCTACAAATCCATCCTTCTCCATAAGTAGTTTATTCTTTGCGGCAAATTCATCAGAAACTGCATACAATTCATGGTAAGCCTTTTCAATTTCTTTAGCTTGATCCACTGGGAACCCAGCTCTTTTATGTAGAGTGTGCCAGGTACCTCCATATTGCATTGCAAATGTAGGTGGCTTAGAATCTTTCCGTAAATTTGGATATTTAGCAGCGATGGAGTTAATACTATCTACATCGTTTGGATTTATATCCGGCATTTGATTTGCAAAGTATTTCTGAGCTCTCATGGAATGACCATCAAATCCATCTGTATAGACTTTAATTCTATTAGGATCTTTACTTAAGATAGCGCCAATACGTTCCTCTAAAGCTGAGAAATCTGCTCCTGCAAATAGGAAGCCTGGTGGAGCTACAATACAACTTTTAACCAGCTTGCCCATAGGCCCATGAGCCGGTAGATTTGTAAGATTAGGTTCACTACTAGATAGTCTTCCTGACTGTGTACCGCCTAGCCTGAGACTTCCATGAAGGAAGTTTTCTTCCTGCATAAATGCCTTAATGAAAGTACCGTTAATTTTAGCTATTTCTGCTCTGTCTACTAAGAACGAAAGTAGATCTATAATGTTTTGATCGTTAGTATGATTAGCTAGATCCTTAAGTATGTCCGCGCCGGTAGCATTAGAGTCTGTTTTTGTTTTCTCTAGGACAGGCAATTCCAAAGTATCAAATAGTAATTTAGATATTTGCATTGCACTAGCTGGATTGAATTGAACATGATCAAAGTCAACAAGAGGCTTAACCTTTTTCTTGAGTTTCTCATTGGCTTTATCACAAGTCTCTTCTCGTAACTTAGTATTATAAAAAGTTACACAGGTATTCTCTTGAATCTGCTCAGTCAATACTTTCTCTTTAGCAGTAAGAATAGTATTTACTTCTCTTACTCGGTCAGAGTCCATAGGCAAGCCTACGAGCATCATCTTAAGTAGAGGATACAAACTAGGTTGAAATATTTCTAAGTACGGTCTGGAAGTAGCTTCTTCTTTATACTTATCCCAAACATAGAATGTAGCGAGTACATCAATTAAGTTATATTGCAGAATCTCTTTCTTAGTATATTTAGTAATATCTTCTAGTTCGAGAGCATAGTTACCTACATATTCCAGTGCAATATCTTTAAGGCTAAGTTTTACTTTGGTAGTGGCGTTTCTTGCTAAGTACGCCAATATCATAGTGTCATCAAAGTCTCTAAAGTATCGTAGACCTTCTACCATTCCTTTCCAATCAGCTGCGTGTTCCATCCATAAATTACGGATAAGTAACTTTGCATCAAACAGGCCGTTATGAAATAACAATTTACCTTTGTAACTTTCAAGGAACTTCTTAAGATAATAACTTCCAGTAATGGACAGATCGACAGCAACACCATCATGCTTAGTCCAAGCGAACGCTACAGATACTATCGCAGCGTCGAGGCTGAGGCCTGTAGTCTCTATATCTGCAGCGAGTATTGGATACTTATGCAGTGAGTCTAAGATCTCTCGATCAGATCCATACTGGAATCCGAACTCGGATGAGTGAATTTGTACAGAAGCGCCTGTACCAGTTAAAGCCTTAATACCTAGATCTATTAATTGAATATTCTCAGGTTGCTTAAATAGAGTTTTGTGGCTAGGAACGTATACGCAAGCAAACTTATCGTATCCACTATAAACTCCGGAAACGGTAATGCCATGACTGGCAGAAACCTTAGTAGTATTAGTAATAAACTTGAAATAGCTACTATCAGCCACAATCAAGTTAGTTACACTATCTGGTATTTTAGTAAGCAATTTATCTAAATAAGCCTTACCAGTTTTAGCTAGTACTTTAATCGGGGTGTTATACATTAATGGCATAATCATTACAGATTCTTTAGGAATACCTTCTCTATCCAGAATCTTGAGGTAATGATCATCGATTGCTACTGCTCCCATAGCGCTTTCTTTAATTAGGAGTACTGTAGTTAATTCGGACATTCAAGTTCCTTAATTAATGTAAACAGTTTCCCCAATACTTGCGGGTTCATGGGTAGAATTACATATCCATAAAATAGGATAATCTACTTCTTCAAGATTAGTCTCTCCGAATAAATCAGTGAAATACACAAGAGCTTGTGTAGGATGTTTAGACACATAATCCAACACTGGTTGAAATCTAGTACCCCCACCTCCATGAAAGTCTAGAGACATAATGTCAGTATTTTGATCTATCTCATACACAGTATGTATACGCGAATCACAATCAATAATAGTCATATGTTCAGGGTTAAATACTTCCTGAATGCCCTTAATCTCACTGAGAGTTCCTTTAAGCTCGTCCTCTCCTTGACTACCACTGGTATCGATAGCAAATGTAAGATGGCCTAGACCATAGCTATGTAAGCTAGGCATATAGGTAGATCCAAATCTACGATTTCTACGAGCCCAAGAGTATTCTTCTCGAGTTCGTTGATCTAAAAACCTATTCAGTATTACTGGCCAAGGTAGTTTAGGATTTAAGAGTTCTTTTATTATTCTTAAGATCTCTCCGGGAATCTCTCCAGCTGCATCACTGCTAGCCACTAGTGCTTGAGTATGTGCTCGAATAATAATATTCGTAACTTCTGAATCAAGAGTAATTCCATCTTCTGTTTCATTAGCAGCGTCTTCTCCTACAATGTCGAGCATAAGTTTACTAGTATCGAAGTCAGTCTTCTCTTTAATCAGATCATCGTAGACTTCATCAGTAGACCATCCATCTCCATATTTTGTACTTAATAGCCCTGCTATTGGAATTTCAAAACCAGCCTTCGTTAACATGTGATTAATAATGTAATCCCCAGCTACATTCCAAATAACAGGATCACGCGATCCTCTACGAGCAATATGTTGAAACGCAACATGCCAGCATTCATGGGCAACCAGCCCAGCAAACTGAGCAACTGTCTGTCCTTTGAGGAACTCTGGATTATATCGAACAACCGTTCCGTTAACATCTGCAGTTTTAGTTGCATCAGTAATAACGTGACGTAAACTTAAAGCTATTGTAGATATGAATGCTGATCTAGTCATCAGTTCTATCTTTGCTTTAAGTAATTTCGCTTCTAAATCCGTATACATGCATGTCTCCTAAGACAGATCAGATTCATCACGCATTCCTAAGAACACTGGATGTCGTGGTGCGTCTTTCACACCAACTTTAAATGATTTATATTTAATAGTTTGACCAATTAATTTACTACGGTTTTGCCAATACTGATTTCTTAACTCATCAGTAAACCCGGTACCTATATTAAAGGTGATACCAGTAGCTACTTCCTCGCATATAAATGCACCAAGCTTACCGCCTGGTATTTTGTTTTCTTTATGTGAAGAACGCTGAGATCGTCCCAGCTCATTAGTTACCTTCTCATTACAATTATGTTGAAATTCAACTACATCAATAATAATAGCTTCAGCATCTGTAAACCGTTTTACTTTAACAAGTTCACCTTGCTTAGCAGTAGCTCTACCATGCTTGTACATACTATTTGGATCTCGTAGAATTACACCTTCGAATCCTGCTGTTAAACAAGCTTCTTCATAAATGTGCAATTCTGCCATATTAGTAACAACAACTGATTCTAGTACAGCCACCTTTGGATGAATAGCATGTAAGGTTTCTCGTCTGATGGTGTAAGAGTGCTCATCTTTACAATTATCAAATATCCAAAATGTGAAATCGGGAATACCTATTGTCCGCATTATTGCGCTAGTAGTAGTTCGATATACATCA